GCTGTCATTTGGGCAAGAGTTGCAACACGAAACAAACTCAAAAATTCAATTAACACTGAATTTTCCAATTTTTTTACATGACCGCGATCAAATACTTTTCCAGAAGGGTTTCCGCATAATTCACGCAGTTTTCGTTCGTAACCATCTTTTGTTTTTACAACTGTTTCCGTCTCGTTAATGGCCTGTGGGGTTATTTCCCCTTCGCGAACCAACATATCCGCCCATAATTTCAATACTTTCGCATGGTATTCATTTATTTTTCTTTTTACCAATCCATACAGATTTTCTCTGTAATCTGGGGGCGAAGGCGGGTGAAGCATTTCATTGCCACCAGCATTTCCAATAATGGATTGACATTCCACGCACAATTCAAATTTGCGTAATGCGTCCTTAACATCCTGCGACGTGTTTATTGTTTTTACTTTCAATTTGTTATGTATGTTTTCCATAATAAGTTTGACTGCATGAATCACATGGGGATGACTAGAATTCGGAGTTCCTGCAATTTGAAAACAATGAATAATAATACTACGTCGCAAATTAATGATATCTTGTGGACTAAATGTTTCTGGATGACCCTCTACAAATGCCACCAACTCATTTTCTAGTTTACTTGCATCAATTGCTCCACTTGCCATTCGTTTGGTTCCCTTATAATGAATGTGTATTTTTATCCATTTTCTCTCGTTTTCTAAACACAACGAGATGAATATTGGCAAACCCATGATGCACCAACGCGTCATACACTCATATTACAATACGTTTACGGGTTTGTTGAATTTCAGATTAGAGAGAAATTCAACAAAAAATAAATACAACAATCCAAATCAAACTCGGGGTCTTAATTACTTACGTTTTCAGGCCTTATTTTTCTTTTTGATCGTTTTTGACCGTTTGCGCTGCGTTTTTTTGCGCTTGTGCATTCTAGGTTTTCGGGTTCCGCCCACGGCGGGTCGCGGTCCTCGGGCCGGCCCTGAGGGGGGGGGTTTGGGAAACGGAGCCGCTGCCTGATTCGCTGCCGGATCTTCCACTACCGGAGCCGCTGCCGTATTAGCTTCCGAATCAGCTTCCACTGCCTGATTCGCTGCCTGATCTTCCACTACCGGAGCCGCTGCCGTATTAGCTTCCGAATCAGCTTCCACTGCCTGATTCGCTGCCTGATCAGCTTTTAAACCAAGTATATCACCCTCTATCTGCCCTGTATTTGATGCCTCACTCTGATGTTCATGTTGCTGTTGTTGCTGTTGTTGCTGTTGTTGCTGTTGTTGCTGTTGTTGCTCTTCATGTTGCTGTTGCAACCCATCATTTATCGGTGTTGCATCTAATTCTTTCGCTATAACAACCGACGTCTGCTCCTTTTTTTGTTGTGTTTTGATAGCGCTTGATAGTTGGTCACATGCCGTTGCGAGGTTATTTAGACCGTTTTGTATTGGTTCAGTAATAACACTAGTCATAACTGTTTGTCTATACTTTATGATTATACATTATTATTCTTTTATTTTTAATTATTTACATTCATCAGTATTTCATTGAATTGAATCACGGTTACGTTAAACAATACGAACACCAGTCGCGGGGTTATTTTGGTTTCAACATTGTCAAAATTCGCCCCCCTTAATAATGTGATTGGATCAACGCATAGTTTTAATCCATTTTCTCTCATTTCATACAATAACAAAACCCTAAAGATGCCAACACATGATGTACCCATGCGCACGTTGGCTATGCTTTATCGCGATGACGATTTTAATTTTTCATTTTCAAACCGATCCATCGGAAATGATTTCATTCACAAAGAATCTCTCCATTTTCGGAGGACTCATGTTATTATCGCAACGATTTATTCGCGCATGATGATGCCGGCCTTTATTGGAGTGTGATGCACCAACACGCATTTTTGGGTTTCCTGAATTTCAAATTAGAGAGAAATTCAAGAAATAATACAACCAACGTAACCGTCGGGATTAGTATTTCAATTTTATGCACAATAAATCCGATAATCCAATGAACAGGTGGGGGTTAAAGGGCACTACGCAGTGGACGCATGTCCCCCCGAGGAGGGGTTCGGGGCCAAAGGCTACTGCGCTGAACTACGTTCCCTGAGAATAATAATAATCGGCAATGACCGTCTTGGCCTTGACGTATCGGCTCATTTTTGCGGCGCAAAAGCCTTCCGCCAACGCCGCGTTGGCAATCGTGGGCCACGAACTCAACAGCTGGTGCGTGGTCGCCTCCCTCTTTTCCACCTTTTTGCCAATGGTTGATGTGCATATTGGGTTATTGGTGACTGCATTCGTCATGGCATAATAATCATCACGCAATGACACGCCATAGTATCCTTCGTTGTTTCCCTGCTCGGTCCATACGGTCGCTTTCAGTGCATGCGGCGACGCATTCAAATACGCTTTCAAATCCTTCATGTCCGTCTCGACCAATGGTATTCCAACCGACTGTTTCCACTTCTGGTACTCTTTTAATAAAACCGAATTCAGAATCTTGCCGCAGTCCGAAAATTGGCATCGTTCAAACAAAAACGTCTCCGCATTCGGGTTCAACGAAAGCGATGATGCCTCCGCGGAATTGGACACTAATATCTTCTTGTATTCCACCGTTTTCAGTTTCACGCCAAGGTAGCCGTGCACCCCGCGAATACGCTTGGCCTTGAATCGCACGTCCAAATAGTTCTTCAGCGCGTGGAACGTCTCTTTTGTCGGCTTGGTTTGACACCACAGACGGAAGCGTCCCTCCATGCTCACCGACGACTCCTCCACGTCGGGGCGCACAATGCACGCCACTTTGATGAATTCGTTGAACTTCTGCGTCAGCTCGTCCTCCGGCAGCAGCACGTTCTGATACACCGATTGGTGACCCGCCGCAACCACCTCCAGCTCCTGCTTCTGTTTGGTCGTGAGTTCCCGCAAATCGTTCAGTTCAAGGGCCTGGGTTGCCACCGTTTTTTGCAGTTCACGGTTCTCGGCTTCAAGCACCTCGTTGCGCTGCATCAGCCGGTTGAAATTGTCAATGCTGTACGTGCGCGAATGAATGATGTCGGCGATGTGTTTCTTCAGCCGCTCAATCGTGAAATTCGTGCTGTCGTATGCAATGATTTCGGTCTTGTTTTTGCCGCCCACTTCAATGCTGCGGATGTGGCGCTTGATCTTCGGATACGTCTTGATCAGGTTCTCTATCTCCACCTTGTTTTGCACCCGGAAGGCGGCAACCAGCACGAAATTTTGGTATTTCTTGCGGTGGTCCATCACGCGGGTGGAGAGATCGTTCGTGTGGCCGAATTTGATCAGCTTATCGTTTTCAGCATTCGTGTTGTCAATGGTGCCAAAGTAGATGCACTCCGTGTTCAACGGGAACTGGCCAATGATCGCTTGCTCCACGGCGCGCTGCTTCTCCTTCTTCGTGGATTGGATCATGAATTCCTTTTCTTGGATCATGGATTCCTTTTCTTGGATGACGGCGTTTTTTTGTTCCAACTGCTGTTTGAGTTCATCGGTCTCTTCATCCACGACCTGATGCAAAACCTCTTCCATCTTCATGTAATACTCATGGATTTCTGATGCCTTTTTCGTTTGGGCCTTCAGGCACAACGACTTGAAACAACGAACCGTAAGCATGATAATTTGCTTGTTGTGACCGCCATTCATTTTTAGTTTCGGGGTATCCAAAGTAGTGAGATTTTTGTAATCAATGTCAATTTTGAACTGTTTTTCCAACAAGGTCATTGCATTCACCTTTTGTTGAAATCCTAACCATTTCCAGACATTGTCCAAATCAACGACGAAATCCAAATTTTTGTCATAGTTCAAGTAGCAATAAAAACTACTCACAAACAACTGTTGTTCAAATCCAGTGAATGATTCCTGAATTTTGGTCAACAGTCTGCCATTGTATTCTTGCGACAGTCGGGTGATGGGGTTTTTCTCAATCAGCTCAACGATGTTCAGCTCCTGCTGTTGTTGTTGATGTGTATGTGTTGCGGGTTCCATGAGGTATGGGTTTATACTATGCATAGGCGGACTCTGTTTAAGTTGGTTTAGGCATAAGTGTTTTTATGTTTTGAAAGCAGATATCATAAAACCAGTTTAACCATATTAAATTAGTTTATGAAAAAGTGCGTTTGTTTGTGCAAAAGCACTTTTTAAAATTTGCCTTTCGCATTGAGAAATCAAGATTACAAATCGCTTTCGCGTATACGAAAGCAGACATAAATGGGGAGCTATTTTTTCAACATGCAAATCTTGCTCACGCAGTTGCGTGAGCGCTTTTCACCATTTGCTCTTTTTTACGTTGATTTTGGGCCCTTTTTTACCGGAGTTTTTGGGGTCGTATGACTCCTCTTCATCATCCGAGTGCAGATCTTTGGAGATTTCCCAGAATTCCTTAGAGCCTAACTTGAACGGACCGTGCTGTTGCGCCTTGTACCAGAAGATTTGTTCGTGCAGTTTGTTGGATTTCGCATTGTTATTGATGACCAAGCACTCAAAATTCTCGGTGCACTGGTCCATCACCTGACAAAAGCTCTCAAACGTGGGGAACATGCCCGCGTAATTCTCCCAGATGCGTTTGCGGTTAGCAATGTAGGGCTCGCGCAGGATAAACACGTAATCAATGTTCGTGCGCAAATTGGGCGGAATACCAAGCGGATATTGCATTGTGATGACTAACATGATCTTCCAATGACGCCCGTTCATAAAAAGGAGGCGCATCATGACGTCCTTGGTCCATTTGTTGTCGTACAGGCAGTCGTCCAGGACGACGAAGGTGCGGGGGTCAATGGTGGAGCGCTTGTAGCTTTCAATTTCCTTTTTCACTTGTTTGAGGACGGCCTTTTGGCGTTTGAGGATGTTTTCAATGATGGCGGTATTATAAGCGTCGTGGATGAAGAGCTTTGGGACGTGGGCGGCGAAGAAGCCGTTGCCGGCTTCGGTGCCGGAGATGACGGTGCCGATGGGGATGTCCTGGTGGTGGAACATGAGGTCCTGGACGAGGAAACTTTTGCCGGTGTCACGGCGGCCGATGAGGACGATGACGGGGCCCTTGTTTTCGTCGGGCCTAAAGCTGATGGAGCGCATGTCAAATTTGGAGAGTTCCAGGTTCATTGCAAAACGCAACGCACGGATATCAAAAACAAAAACGAATGCACTTATTACACTACAAATAAATAATATTGTGAATATTTAAACGCGACAGCATGCACCGCCATGACGAATGGATCAAACGGTTTTACTATGCGGTGTTGTATGCCTGGTACGGGCTGTATGCGATAGCCCTGCTGGGCATTGCAACTGTGGCGCCGGCGTATTTAGACACGCTGAATTTGGTGTTAAAGTATTTCATAACCGGGTTTTTGTTGGTGCGGTTCAATCCGTGGGTTAATAGCGAATTTACTGCGTTTGACCGGACGATTGTGTTTAGCGCGGCGTTCTTTTTGCTGGCGTCCACTGCGGTTGCGTCGCTGATAACAAATGCATTCAAGTTGCCGAATATGCACTAACCGAATGAATTGAGGTATTATTTGGATGTTTGGATTGATACGACATTATTAAATTAATAATGTCAATTATATATAATGGCCCAATCGCGCAACTTGCATAACACATGAAAGAAAAACGAGCGAACAACCACGACCACGACAATGCACAAACGTTGGATGAATTGGAGCAGGAGCTGGTGAAGCAGGCGGTTGAAACCATCGGGGCCAAGATCGGCGCCAAAAAAACGAACGACCCTAAAATGAAGGACATCATTGCGATCGTGGAGCGCTTCATAAAGAAGAACGGGCTGGTGTGTTACGGCGGCACGGCGATCAACAACATTTTGCCGGAACCAGCGCAGTTCTACGACAAGAAGACGGAGATCCCCGATTACGATTTTTATTCGCCGAATGCGTTGGATCACGCGAAGGATTTGGCCGACGTGTTTTACGAGAACGGGTTTTCGGAGGTGGAGGCCAAGTCGGGCATGCACCACGGCACGTACAAGGTGTTCGTGAATTTCGTGGGCATCGCGGACATCACGCAGCTGGACCCGACGCTGTTCAAGAACATTCGGGCGGACGCGATTAAAGTGGACGGCATCCTGTATGCGCCGCCGAACCTGCTGCGCATGGGCATGTATTTGGAGCTGTCGCGCCCCGAGGGCGACGTGTCGCGCTGGGAAAAGGTGAGCAAGCGGCTGGCTCTGTTGAACAAGTACCACCCGCTGAAGGCGGAGGGCTGCACGCCCAACGGGATGATGCGGCCGTTTCAAACGCCGAAAGGCGCCCAGAACAACCACAAGCACAACGCCCAGAACAGCCACAAGCACAAAAGTCCCACGGCGCACGAAATTGATGATGCGGCGCGCAAGGACGAACCCGCAGAGGTGCGTTTATTCCGCACGGTGCGGAACGCGCTCATAGACGAGGAGCTGGTGTTTTTTGGGGGGTACGCCATTTCGCAGTACGCACGGTATTTGCCGAAATCGGAGAAGGCGATGTTTGCGCAAATCCCGCACTTTGACGTGCTGTCTATGAATCCGGAAGCCAGTGCGGCCAAGGTGAAGGAGCGCCTGGAAGACAACGACTTCAAGGGCATAAGTGTGACCCAGCACTCGGGGATTGGAGAAATTGTGCCGGAGCACTACGAAATTGCCGTGAACAAAGTGTCGGTTGCGTTCATTTACAAGCCGGTGGCGTGCCACAGTTACAACGTGATTCAGGCGGGCAAACACCGGGTGCGCATTGCCAGCACGGACACCATGCTGAGCCTGTATTTGGCCATGATTTACACGGACAAGCCGTATTACGACGTGGCGCGCATTTTGTGCATGTGCAAGCATTTGTACGACATTCAGCAGCGGAACCGGCTGAACCAAACCGGGCTGCTGCGGCGGTTTGGAATCACGTGCTACGGAAAGCAGGAAACGCTGGACGACATCAAGGCCGAAAAAGCAAGTAAATACCAAGAGCTGAAACGCACCGATCCCGAATACGAGGAATGGTTTTTAAAATATGTGCCGATGGAGTATTTTGAGCACACCTACGATGCCAAACAGCATAAACTCACAGTGAAGCGGTCACCGAATGCAAAAAGAGTAGCGAACAGTCCCCAGAAAAATCCTAAGAACAGTCCCCAGAAAAGTCCTAAGAACAGTCCCCAGAAAAGTCCTAAGAACAGTCCCCAGAAAAGTCCTAAGAACAGTCCACATAACAGTCCTAAGAACAGTCCTAAGAAAACAAAAAAAACAAAAAAGTCAAATAATAAAACCAAAAAGTCCAAACCATTCATAAATAAGTTTTTCAAAATCATAGGTTAACCAAAATAAAATAAAATATAGCATGATATATAGTGTATTTTCAAAAACCATGTGGTCCATACCTCACCAGTGGATAAAATGGGGCCTATTCGTGATGTTAATTTACTACATTGCGCGTTTCAACTACAAACAGCAGTTACGATTAGAAGAAGGGTATGAAAATTGGTCGGCATGCGTGGAACAAGGCTACCCGAAAGATTGGTGCATGTTCACGCCGGACCCGATGCAGCCCTCGCCCGGGTACTGCAACTGCGGCGGCGGTCATTACGGCAGTTATCACGCGGACGGCAAGTGCAACTGCTACTTGTACAACCCGCAGCGTTTGCCCATGCACGTGGACAAATTGTTTCACGATTTTTTGGCATAGACGTAGGCGTGAAATGATTCGGACGAGTCGTCGTAGTATAGATTGGGATCATCGTCCTCATGGTCGTCCGCATGATCGTGGCAAACCGTGCAGCAACAGCATCCAAAACCGCCGCCGGTTTCATAGCACCAGCACGCGTCGCAGTCTAGCGTGTCTTTCACGAGGTCGGTGCATTCAAATGTTGTGAATTTCACGTTGGTGATCACAACCATCCCCATGATTACGGTGGTCAATGGTAAAAACGGCAACAGCATGAGGGGCATCCAACTAAAACAAAACAACCCAAACAAAACCAAAATAAAATTAAATTCAGTTTACATTACGTGAATTTAATTATTTTTCACCAGCGAAGTTAGTGCTGTTGTTGTCGCTGTTGTCGCTGTTGTCGCTGCTTAATTTTCAAGCCAGCCCGAAATTGGCGGGCAGCTCCGGTATGGACGTGCCGTAATACGACTCAATCTCCTTCAGCTTGCGGAAATCGCGCCGCGTGACAAAATTGACACCGCTGCCCTTGCGCCCCCAGCGTCCCGACCGCCCAATGCGGTGCAAGTACGTGTGCACGTCGCGCGGCATGTCAAAATTAATGACCGTGCTCACTTGCTGGATGTCAATGCCGCGCGCCGTGACGTTGGATGAAATGAGCACCCGGTGCTGCCCGCTGCGAAAATCTCGGTACGCTTTGTCGCGCACGTCCTTCTCCATGCCGCTGTGAATGCAGCACACGGGGAACCCGTCGTTCGTCATTGCCTCCGCCAAATCGCTGACGCGCCGAATGCTGTTGCAATAAATGATGCACTGCGACACCGAAATGCGCGTGAACAAGTCCTTCAGCGTGGCGTACTTGTCGTGGTCCGTCTCCAACGCCACGTGGTACTGGCTGATGCCCTCCAGCGTCAGCATCTCGCTTTTTACCAGGATGCGCACCGGGTCGCGCATGAACTTGTCCGACAGCGTGTGCAGCTCGGGCGGCATGGTGGCGCTGAACAAGCACACCTGCACGCTCGTGTTGAGCTGCTGAAAAATGTTGTAAATTTGTTCGTTGAACCCGGCCGACAGCATTTCGTCGGCTTCGTCCAACACGAGCAGCTGCATTCCGCGCCCGATTGCCGGCTGACGGCGCATGATGTCGTGCACGCGGCCCGGGCATCCAATGATGACCTGCGGTCCGTTGGCCTTCAAGTCGGCCACGTCGTCCTCGGTGGAAGTGCCGCCAATGAGCAGCTGCACGTTCAGCCCGACCATTTGGGCGGCCAAATCTTTGACCACGTCGTGAATCTGTTTGGCCAACTCCCGCGTGGGGGCGATAATGAGCGCCTGCGGCTGCTTCAGGTCCAGGCGCACCCGGTTCAGCGCGCCGGTGGCGAACGCGCCCGTCTTGCCGCTGCCCGACTGCGCCTGGGCAATGACGTCTCGTCCGTCAAGGATGGACAGAATGGATTTTTGCTGAATGGGGCTGGGCTTTTCAAAGCCGTAGCCGTATATGCCGCGCATGAGTTGCGGGTTCAAATTGGGAATGTCTTCCCACGCCTCAAATTCCCGGGCGGGGGTTGATTCCGGTGTCGTCGTCGTGGTGGGGTTGGGTGCGGCCATTGCTGTGCTTTTGTATACGCTGGTTTAGAATGCAGCGGTGTATTTAAGCCATTTTTTAAATATTTTATTTTTGCACTTTCCGCGCCCTTCACTTCTTCATTGCGGCCATTTGGGCGACCGTCTCGGTTTGCGACTGCGCCACCTTTTCAATGTTGGTCGTGTTGTCTTGAATGCCTTTTTCGTTTTTAATCATTTGCGTTTTCAGGGTTTGGGCGGTTTTCGCCAGGGTTGCAATTTGGTCCTTTATGAATGCAATTTCGGACGGGTTCGGGGGGGCTGCCGCCGCAGCCGGCGCCGCAGCCGGCGCCGCAGGCGCCGAAGGCTCTAAACCTTCTATCAACGGGGCGGATTTAGAATGACGCATTGCCGCATGCAGCAGCAGCCACGCGAAAAACAGAATTAGAAACACGCACGTCGCGTAATGTAGCTGCAGTTGCATTTGCATTTGATTTTTGAAATACAATTGGAATTGTGTCTTAAATAATATATACTACCTAATATATATATTGATTATTTATTAAATATTGCCCCCCCCCCCCACCTATTAAACCACGTGCAAAATGACAACCACATCCACAACCACAACCATATCGGACGGCATTGGATGGCGCCGCTCCAACAGTTTGATCACCACCAAGCAGCCGCATTACCCCACTAAAACGGCGCTCACCACCACCAACCAAGTGGTTCCCGGGTTTAGTCGTCCAAACGAGAACGGGGCGCTGATAAACATTCCCGTCGGCGCGCAGCGAGATGCGGCCGCGCAGGAGTTCAGCGGCCCCGCAATGAAGGCCCGCCCCATGAAGCACTGGCGCCGCAAGCTGCAACCCGCCCCCAACAGCGGCCGCAGCGTGAATTCCGTGTCGCTCACCATTGACACCCCGGGCGGCACCACAAAGGCCGGCAACGGCGTGTCGTGCGCCTGTTCAACCGCTACCGCGAATTCGGTGGCCAAATTGGATGAAACGCTGCTGAAGGTGCCGTCGCAGAAATGCCAGCCGTGCGAGCGGGTGACAAACCCGGGCTACGTGCAGGTGGGCAATCCGGCCGATCCCAACAGCTACCAGATTCAGACGGGGCTGTACAACACCAAATACGTGGGCGTGTGTCCGGCGAACAACGTCATTAAATCGGCGGTTACGCTGATGAGCAAAGCGTATTACAGCGACAGCCGGGCGTACCTGCAGTCCCGATGCAAGCGATACGACCAAAAGCTGTCCACCAATCCGGTGCCGGGCGTGCAATACATTGGCGCCGACCACCAGCCGAACTGGCCCACCGAGGACTGCTACGGGCCGCAAACCCGGCTCACCGGCAGCTGCCTCTATCCCGCGTGCAGCGCCATTGATAAAGCCATGCCGAACAAGTGCCAGGGCACCACCATTTACAAGCCGAGCAACGCGCCGTTTGCCAAGCAGGGCGGCGTGAGCAGCAGCACCCGCACGCTCAACCTGCGCGTGAACACCGTGAACGTGAACGGCAATTCGTTTTACAGCGCGTTTGGGGCGCAAGGCGCAAACGCCGGCAAATACAGCACCGAATACAACCCGGGCTACTTTGTGAAAAACAATTACCAGCCCCCGATCTGCAATCGGCATGTTATGCCGGGCAACCGCACCGCGTGCTTTTATTCGCCCATTGAAAACCGAAATGCCTAAATTAAAATTACTGAATATATTCACAATTATTCACAATATATATTATATATATTATCACAATATTATCACAATAATATATATAAAATGAGCGGAATAGACACACCATTTCCTGTAGATTTGGCAGTTTTAGGTAAAGTTGTTGGTCCCGAATTAAATCCGTCGGTTCACCCACCCGATTGTTTCGCACAAGGGCTTGTAAAAGCGGATGGAACATTGGAACCAAGCGTTCCATCAACTGTTGTTAAATTTGAAGGTCTTTGCTCAGCTCAATTAAAGGTTATTGCATTGCATGGCAAATTTTCTAGGGTTGGTGTCATGTCTTCAAAAGTTCATCCTGCAGTTGCATTATCGGCCACGTTTAATGAAGGACGCGTTTCAAATGCAGTGTTTGGAACCATTGAACCCGTTACTATGGCCGATAAAAACATTCATGCACTGGCCGGAATTCACGCAACGTTTGGAATGTTTCCCGAATCACAATTGCTACATCAACCCATACAAGCGCATTGTAGGTGTACCGAAGTTGTCATTGGTCATATACATTGGTCACCTCGGTGCATGGGGGGGGGCAAACCCACCACCGCAACCGTTGTGAGCCCAACATTTTTTCGTCACGATTTTACAACTAACGAAACATTCGTCCAGTTTATGGCCACCGCAAATGTTCCATTCAGGGTTTGCGGCAGATTCGGATCCATGGATGATGCCTGTGTATTTGTACCGCCCATTTACAGAATTACTATTACACCAACTCATGGACCTATTATTATGAATGTAAATGGATCCGACGTCACGCCATCCAGCGAGGAGCTTAAACAAGCTGCAGAAAGGTTTATGGAATGCCATGCGCTACTGCAATCTAAAATTGGAGTTATTAAATGGTTAGAGGATCATAGCGTTGCACCTGCACGTGAGGTTAATGCTGTGTTTAATTGGATGAATGGATTCCAAAGTGCAATAATGCCAAGACCCAGTATTTTTGGGCCTGCATTGATGCCCGGAATGAGAGGTACAGTTTGGAAAAGATTGATGCAGATTGACCCTAATGGGTTGTCTGCAGCGGCAGCTGCAAGCAATCGTGTTATTCAACCGTGTGAATGCACGCCAACGCGTAAGAATCCAATGTGCAATAATCGGTTTTGCCCATTCAAACATTCGGGATTAATACTGTTACAACCACTGCATAAGCAACCGGCATCATCTAGATTTGAAACCAGGGCACAAATAGAGGCAAAAAAAGCGAATCCAAGAGGATCCAAAGCAGCAAAAAAAGCAGAAAAAGCAGAACAAAGAGAATTATTCAAAACTGCTGCTGCTGCTTCTGCTGCCGCAGCTTCTGTTGCTTCTCCCGCTGTTTCCCAACCCAAACCGGCTCCCGCTTCCGCTTCCGCATCCGTCTCTTCTGCATCAGTAAAATCAACCGTTACAAAACCGGACAAAAATAAAGGAGGGTCCACAACACGCAAACGCCGTCACAGGGGTTTATGAAAACATTGATTTTATTTTATCATTATAGTGCATAGACCCAATCCATCCCATCCAATGCGGCCGTCAAAGTTGGCGGTTTTGTTTGACAAATCCTATTTGAAGGGGGAGTTTAGCCGAAAAATGATATACGGGAAAACGCGATGCGCCCGACAAACCACTAAAAAATACAAATCGCGGTCCAGTCCGCCGTATCCCGCAAACGACTGCTGCGGCCTGAAAAAGGTTGGGAACGACGGCGCAACGTATGTTTCGGTACCCAATGCCAAGGGGGTCTGCCGCTGGACCCCTTACAAAAAAAAGCAATGAGCTGGATCAAGCCAATCCTTTTCTCCATATAAATGGGTCAGGCTGTCATTCAAAATTTTCTACGCTCAAAATGCGCACCCCTTGTGACGACAATAGTAATTACGTATTTTATACCGAAACATGTGCCGATTTCTTCGCTTTTCGTGCATGTTCACCTATTTTCATTTTATCATATAAATGTTTCTTCATTGTTTTACGTTTATCCATTATCTGGTCATAATCAGGAAGAGTGTTATATTTGTACATGTATCGCCTTGTTTTTCGAAACGGGCCAGTAGTTAAAGGATTTAAAAGCGTTGTTTTATATTCGTCAACTCCGACTGTTTCCCTTTCAAATCTATCATAATCTAAATTTTCTACTAAACTTTCATAAAATTCTTTTGAACTACCTTCATCGTATTCTTTCTTCATTTCTCTATACTTTTTGTAGTCTAAAAATGAATCGGGATCACTTTGAGGAGTTAAACCATTATTTATATAATTCACTACAACTTCTAAACTCCTAAAATATTCATGCATAATAGTTGCACATTGAATAGCTTGATCAAGTATGGCACATGTTTCCTGTATTGATACATTCGGAAATGGGCTTGGGCCATATATGGCTCTAAACTCTGTAAGATTTTTGACTATGATACCCAATGATGTCCTTACCATAACTATTCTCAATGAAACTATCTTTTTAAACTCATGTATCAAAAATATTTTAACCTTTATAATTTCATCTATATAACTACTATACCATGCAGCTGCATACGGATTATGCATTTTAATTAAATCATTACTAATACTATTAGTATTTAACCCTGCAAAACTAAAATTTGCTCCTACTTTACCCGAAGAACTATACATGAAACGTGAAAACATTTGAAATTTACTATAAAACAAAATTATATGGTGTGCAATAGTGAATAATATATCATTCTTACCATCCTTAGCATAGCCGCTATATCCTACAAATACGATAGCGCCATTTACATTCTTATGTTCAAACTCAAGAACACCGTCCCGATACAATATATCTACATATTGGGAAATAAGGTTATTCAGTTTTGATAAATATTTTTTGCAAATCGTTAACAATTCAATCGCAGGATTGGTTATACCTGGCTTAGGGTGTGCGGGTTCCTCATAAATACTATCACCTGTAGTTTCAGAAACACCACAAGAAAAAATGAGTAAGTTTATGCGTCTATTTTCCTTAATAGCTATCGGAAGCAATGTTTCAACTAGATTTATTTTTGTACCCTTACTAAAAAATGTTGTACCGGGATACAATTTAAATAATGCCTTCTTCGCTGCAAAAGGAGTCGTCTTATCAGTGTTATAGTCTACCGGTAAAAATATACCCATTGAAATCATATTCTTAAAGGTTTTATATGTGATTTTTTGATTTTCATTTATCTTACTGTCCTCAGCGTGTCCGTAAAATGACCTATCATGCGTTATATCAACCAAGTCAAACGTATCACCAAGAGTACATAAGTTTATTTTATCGGATCTAATATACGGACACAACAAATTAAACGCAGACTTGCGCATCATTTCTCCTTCCTCAGTATTGTCGAACATTGCATTATATGATGGGTTTCTAAGTATGTTATTTATTTCAAAAACTATACTATAATACGTAGGAAAGAACACTTGTCCTGCTTTCCCTAATTCTATTATTCTCAAGTACTTATTCGCAAGTAATTTTATCTCTGGCGACAGTTCATTTGCTATTGAACCATGAGCAAAAATAAACGCAAAATCTTCTCCTCGTATTTTTTTCTGTTTTTCAGATAATTTTACTAATTGCATTTCCTCGTCTCGCGACATCGGTTGTTTCCTAAACATCGGATGATTGCTATAACCAATACGTTGTAAACTTGTTGATAAAAAGCTGTTCGGTGAAATTTGTTTGATATTTGGAATGTCAGCATCATTTGGATTAGTCGGGGTTGGGCCTATAACATTCATTTTTTCAAACAAGAATCCAAATTCTTTCATAATCTTAATTGTTTCATCACGAGACGTAAAAAATCGGCTTTCAATCACGTCAATACTCGTTAATAATATATTTGGTATTAATCCATCCCTTAATTTTCCTAATACTAGCACGGTTCCATATAACCCTAACCGATTTACCCCCCTAAGCGCTAAAAATATTCTAGGCGCTAAATACTCGTACGTAAAAGGAAATGTATCTATATTTACAATCATAGTAGAATGCTCTATCATTTTTTGTGAAACTTCCTTTTTGGTCAAAAAAGATAAAGGTAGTAAACGATGGTAGTTATACTTAAAAGGTTCCATTATGTATTTAGACGTTGTCATATTTGGTTTACCTACAACAGGTATTTGCATTCCTGTATCCACAATATTCAGTTCCGGTGTATACGTAGTTATCAAATCGCGACCACTTGGAGATAATTCTACTGGTGGTGGTAGCGGAATATTTGCTAGTATGCGGCGCTCTAACCTTTTCCTATTTCTTTCCATTTTTTCACTCGCAGGAGGAGTTAAATCAAATTTTTCCCTAACTTTACTTTTTAAACCTTCGATAATTGCATCAGGTAAACTATCATTTTCGGAATGAACCTTAGAGCTATATGGTAGATATCGGTCCCTACCTTTACCGTTTAATTTATCAACAGGAACTACTTCAGTAGAAAATTTTGGCGATGATGCTACCGCCCTGGCCGATTGCTGTTGTCGTTGTTGCTGTTGCTGTTGCTGCTGTTGTTGCTGCTGTTGTTGTTGCTGTTGCTGCTGTTGTTGCTCTTGCTGTTGTTGCTGTTGCTCCTGTTGTTGCTGTTGTTGCTGTTGTTGCTGTTGTTGCTGTTGTTGCTGTTGTTGCTGTTGTTGCTGTTGTTGCTGTTGTTGCTGTTGTTGCTCTTGCTGTTGTTGCTGTTGTTGCTGTTGTTGCTGTTGTT